ACTAGGATCACGTTTACCATCACCTACTTCTTTTATTTGTTTTGCTAGATCATCTGGAGAAGCACTACCTACCTCAAACTCATTTTTGTATACATAAGAATCATAACCATTTTTATTAGCTACTTTTTTAATAGTCTCAAACCATTCTTGTCTATCCCTATAACTAGTAGTTGTGTTTAATTTTTTTACTGCTCTACCTGATTCTAAAACTAAATCTTTCCATAATTTTTTATCCATACCCATTCGTTCAGCATCAGGTAACATATAGTATGTAGTACCGTTCATTTTTATAGGTAATTTATTTTCTACTTGATCTAATATTAACTTTGCATCTTTAGGGTCTTGCATAAGAAATCTTAGTAAATCTTTGTCATTACCATTTACAGATATCTGTGCCAACCAATTCCTAGGTTCTTTAAATGAACTCAAGTCAGGTATTCTAGCAGGTTTAAGTGTAGTTCTTAATTGTAAGGGTAAAGTTCTTTCACCTGATCTACTACTAGTACGTCTTTGTGCTTGCACAGGAGTTCCTACATGAAACCCTATATCTGCACCATCATTTTTAGAAACAAAACCAAACTCTTTAAAATCATTAGCAGTAGAATGAAATACCTTTTGACCTTCATAATCATCTTTTTTTAGTACAGTAGAAGACGTAGGTTCTTTCCCTATGCCTATTTTATTAGGATTTAAAGGACCGTCTACAGCTTCGCCACCTCTTAGATAATTAATGTCGGCTACTATTTCTGATCTATTAGACTTTAATGCTTCAGCTAATCTGTGATTACCCTCTGTTATATAAGGAGTACCATTTTCTGTAACAGTTATTTTTATATTTGTAGGTTTATAGCCTTTTTCTTTTATGTTTTTTTCTAATGCCTTTAATTTATTAAACATACCTTTTTTAGATTCGCCAGTCATTCTAAAAATATTTTCGCCCATCTCACCTTTTATGTTCATTAATTCTTTTGGATTAAACTTTATATTTTTTGTATATCCAGTTATTCCTTCATATAAACCTATAGGACCAGCTTTTGGGTTTTTCTTCATGTATTCGTTATTTGCTTTTATTTTTTTTTGTACGTATGTTTCTCCTGTAAAGACATCTTTATTTGGTGGGTTATCAATTTTTATCTCTGAACCCTTTCTCAAGTCGTTAAATGATTTTACTTCTTTTGCAGTAGAAGACGTAGGTTCTTTACTAGTAACTGATTTATTAATTATAGGAGCATCCCCTGCAAGAACAGGTGTCATGTTTGTATCTCCTGATGCTGTTTTAAAAACACTAGACATTTCATCTGATGCTTTTTTAATTACAGGTTTTAGAAATGACTTAGCTGTTCTTCCAACTACACCTGCAACAGGTATAAGACCTGCTGTTACAGCAGTTGCATACAATGCACCCATACCTATTTTTTTAAAATCAGATTCTCTGTAGCCTTCTTCAAATAAAGTTTTTATTTGTTTAACGTCATTTGGTAATTCTTTAATAGCAATAGCATCTCCTGTTATAGGAGCTATAGAACCAGCAGTATATATTTCATCTTTAGTAATACCTTTGCTATCTTCTTTTTCTCTTTTAGCTAAGATATTTCTAAATTGTTGCTGTGTAGAACTAGCCATTATTTACGGAATCCCTTAATAACTTCATTCGTCTTAATGTTGCAATAGCTCCTTGTGACCTATGCATCATAACTGTATTATCTGTTTGTTCTAAAGCCTTATGCTGTTGATCAATTAATGCATCAATGTAATCATTGAAGCTGTTCATTAGTTTGAGGTTGTTCACCAACGGTCTCAGTTGGCTGAGTATTTGTTTGTCCACTTTGCTGAGGTACTCCTGTAAATCCTTGTTCTCCCGGAACTGGAGCTTGTCCTGTTCCTATGGTACTGCCACCTGCTCCTGTAGGGTCTAGTGGGTTTGCACCTTCTTGGGGTTGTTGTTGTGCTTGTTGCTGTGGAGGTCCTTGAAATTGTTTCATTAGCTCTGCTTGCACTGCAGCTTCATCCATATTATTTGTTACTTTATTTGGATCAAGGTCTAGTGCTTTAGCAATCTCTGTAATAACATACTGAAACTTAGCAAACGGTGCAAGAACAGGACTAGATGCTACTTGTAAGAAAGACATTAATCTCTGACTTCTTACTTCATTAGCCATTAGACTTTCTGTACCCCTAGCTTTTACTTCTAAGTCACCTCTAATCTTAGGATCAAAGTCAAACTGCATATTAAATCTAAACAACCCTTCTCCTAAAGGTTTAAGTAAATAATCGTCTACATTTTTAATAACAGTCTTAACACTACCACTTGCTGCGTTCATTAACATTGAGATACCTGATGCAGTTCTTCCTACACCTGTAACACCTGTTTGTCCATGTGAGAATGAAGGTATACTTGTGCTTTCATCTGCAAGTTGTCTAGCTTTATCAAACAACTGTAAATTTTCTCCTGATACATTTGGAAACTTAGTACCAAATATAGCTTGACCCGGAGCACCACCCTGTCTTCTGAATATCTTGCCCGGATATACGGATAAGTCTTGCCCCGGAACTAGATTAGTTTCATCTACCTCTATAAGCAGGTTACCTGACAATACAGCATTATCAACAGCCATTCTCATAAAGCCATTCATTAATGTTTGTGTATCATCCATATTCTCAGCAACACCTACTCCAAAAAAAGAGTATGGGTTTAATTCATACGGAGAAGCCATATAAGGTATTCTAGCAGGTTTAAATGGATTTAAAACAGCACGTATAATCCTATTATTGCAACACCATAGATTAACTTGTAACTCGTCATAGTCTTGTAATTCTTTAGGTATATCTACTTCTTGATCTATTAATAGTTCTGTTTCAATCATACCCCAATATTCAAAGACTTCAAATCTTTCAACATAACTTTCTTGGTTATAATCTGTTAGATCATCTTCCCAATACTTCTTAACATAGTTTTCACCTTCTTCTATAGCATCTCTAATAACTTCTTCTCTAAAGTAAGGTCTACGTTTTAAAGCTCGTAACTCTGATCTAGACATTTTATGTCTTTGTATTACATACTGTGCTTCTTCAATATTATTAGCATCAGGATCAGGGTAAAAATCCCAAACAGATACATGATTAATTTGTGGCACAGTTTTAAATATAGGATTATATTCACCTTCATCATCCCAATTAGGATACTCTTTATCAAAAGCAAAAGGTCCTTTCATAACACCTGTTCCAAACAGTGCCATTTCAAAGGCTGTGTTTCTTAAATGCTTGTTAGCATTAGATTCTTCTAGTTGGTCGTGGATTTTCTTTTCCATATTTTTTGCCGCAACCATCGCAGGACTAAACGTAATTGCTGACGGAGTTTTACCCACACCTTCTTTAAGAGTTTCAATGTCTGACAAATTATCTGCCAAAGGACCAAGCCTATCTTCCAAACTTTTTGCAGTAGCTCCTTTAGGTAAATCTTTACCATCTCCATTGAAACCATAAGGGGATTCCATATTATTACTTCCCATAAGTTCTTGAGGTTCTTTAGGATCAAAGTTAACATCTTTTGCTACTCCTTCTGGTAATTCCGTTGGATCAACACTTAACGGAAATTTATTATTTGCAAATAAAACATCAACAATCTGACCATAGGCTGCTAGTGTTTTAGTCTTAGTTACTTTAATAAATACACGTGATTTTTCTGCTTCAGTAAACTGTACATCAGGTCCATATAAACCTCTATAGTTTCTATATGCCCTGACCCATCTCTGCTCGTCTTCATATCTAGAGTCTTCAGAGTTTTTATATTTACCCATAACAAAATTAGTTAAGGCTTTAGTAGATGGTTCATTCTCTACTGAATTTTCTTCTATATCTTCTAATGCTATTGCATCAGTATCCATGTTTAAATCTTCATCTGCCATATTAATATCCAAAGGTTGCATCTGCTACAGGCATACCCATACTAGGTCTACCCATAGGGTCATAGTCAAATATACTAAATCTAGGTCTTGACATTATACCATATCTTAACGCATCATACAAGTGATCTTCTGAATGAGTGTCAATATCTTCAGGGTTCTTTTTATCTATAGGTAGTGCAGGTAACTGCGATGTTATATTTGTACAAGTATTAAAAAACACAAGTCTAGGTTCTTCTGTATATTCATCTACCTGCAAACGTCTATGTATCTCATTCTTACCTGATACACGACTACCTTTACTTCTATCTGATGGTCTAAATCTACACCCTCTCATAGTCATTTGTTCTGCTAAAGAAGGTCCTGTATCGCCACGTTTATGCCATAGCGAACTGTCTAGTATTCCATACTTTATATTGCCATCTCCTGCTTCTGCTTCTAGGATCATATCTGCCAAATCTGCGGCAAGGACTTTGCTAACGTAAAGTTCTCTGTAGACAATAATTTGTTCAGATGGTGATACAGCAAACCAAAGGACACCAGACTTACTACCATAACCATAATCGCAAGCTCTAAACTTAACCCAATTAGTAGGTATCCTATAAGGCTCAACAGTGTGGATATTCCTATCAAACTCAGTAAAAGCAGCACCTTCCTTAATATCCCAATCGCCATCCAATAATTGCCTTCGTTGTTGTTCAGGTAACGATAGGAGCATGGCTTCGTAATCCCCCTGCTCTGCAAGGTAAGGATTGTCTGATAATCGTGCAGGGATAAATCTCCTCTTGAATAGTGCTCTGCCAGCTTTCTCATGTCCTGCTGGATACTTGAGTGCTTCTCCTGTTTCAATATCTGTGGCATCAAACTTTTGTCCATAAGGTGCAGGATCAATAAACATCTTCTTTACCCAATGATGTCCTCTTCCTCCGGGGTTTGTTGTTGCCCTCATAAAAATTGGTAAGTCATGTGCAGTAGAACGTAAACGTGATCTCATATAATTCCATGCAAAAGGACTTGCCCATTGCGTTAACTCATCAAAGCCTATCCAACTAAAAGCTAAACCCTGATATCTTAAAACGTCATCATCTCTATCAAGATAAGACATCCATAGTCTTGCACCTGACGGTGCTACCCATTGCATCTTTCGTTCTGACCATTTTATACCAGACCAAATACGTGGGTATATTTCTTGTGACTTATATATAAGTTCTCTTAATTCTTCTGTCGTGTGTCTTAGTAGCAATCCACTAAATGATGGATGACCCATGTAACGCAGTGGGTCTGCTAACATAGCATACGATTTACCACCACCTGCTGAACCACCATACAAAACTTCTCTTTCGCCTGCGGCTAAGAAGTCAGTCTGAGGTCCTGCATTAGGTTTGAATATAACATTATTCTTTTCTTCAATAGATATAGTCTCAATTTTATCTACTACCTTAATGCTAGGTTTTTGCTCCTGTTCTACTTTCTTCGATTTTTTTGATCGTGTTGATCGCTTTTTCGGCATAGTCTGCCCACTTGCGTAGGCTTCTAGCTTTGTTCTTACGATATTGCTCATGCTGTAACCTTTTTCTTAGTCCTACATGAGATATATAACGATCCGTTTGTTTTGTTAGCCAATTAGCTACCTCTCTATATGAATACTGTTTAACGTAGTTTCTAGCCATCTCTAGCTTGTCTAGCTCGTTTTGTATAGGTTCTAGTACGTCAGGGTCTTCCAAGCTCTGTACGTAGCCAAAAGGCACTGTACGAGCTATACGTGGTATCTGTGTCCATTCATTGTCTTCTTTTAAGTCTGTAGGCTGTGGGAGTTTCCATTTACCTACTGATCTATTCATCTTCGTCTTCTGTTTTCTTTACAGGCATAAGCATAACACCACCGGTAGCTTCTACCTGCATTTTTTCAGTTTTAACTAAACCTGTTCTATCTAACAATTCTTTAGCAGCAGACATCTTATCTCTAATACCTAGCTCTGTAGGATCATATAAACCTCCTACCATAGCCATTGCAGCTTTAGGTGCATTTCTACTCATGTACATTTGTGTTGCTTCCATGATCTCGTCTTTCATAGATTTAACTATATCATTTGTAGATGTACCATCGGCATAGCCTGCTAACTTCTTAGCTGCTACTACATCTCCACCTGCTTCATCAAATAAAACAGCTAGAAACTTTTGTTGTCTTTCTGTTAGTTCTTTACTCATGCTGGTATTTCCTTAATCATTTGCTTTTCAACACGGTCTATGAGACGTTGTGCTCTTTCAGGTGTTTGCTTATACCAATTACTGTCTTGCATCTCGTCTGCCATACTTGCCCAATCTAAATCCTCTACGGCAGCAATCATGTTTTTAAATTTAGACAGTCTAGGTCTACCTAATTGAAAACACATATTAGCTAATACACGTTGTATTTCTTCAGGTAGGTTGTTAAATTGCGAAAAGAGTAGGTTACAATCTTTTATAGTTGTTTCTATGTCTTTCGCAAACCAATCATTTATTTGTTCGTGTGATATTCTAGTTCCTACAGGCTTATCATAAAACTCTTCATCCCATTCCGTAATTAAGTGCCCTATTCCTCCGGTTAAATGCCCAAGGGAGCAATGGTACGTTTCATACTTGACACCTTCATCATCAGCGATTTCGTCTTGTAGTTTAATTAGGTTCATTATTTAACTTTCCTTGATTTACCATCAAAAGGTTTTGCACCTTTTACATTGTCAGAACCTTTACCTGCTGGACTAGAAGAAAAAGCAGCTATAAAAGCACCTGCTCCCGGAATAGCTCTTAGACCTATTTTTTTTGCTATATCCTTTAAGGTGTTACTTGTTCCCTTTTTAATAATATCTTTTTGTTTTTTAATTAACTCATTTTTAACTTTAATATTTGACTTGTCTAAATCAGAGTTTTTTATCTTCTGCAATCTTTTTAAATCTTCTTTAGCAAAAGATAACTTAGCTTTATCTACCTTTGTTTTACTCTCATTTATTTTTTTATATTGTTTTTTCTTTCTTTCCTGTATCCTATTTGTTTTAGTATTCTTAGGACCTAGAGAATATATACTTGCTGCTCCTGCTGCACCCATCAAGGCAGCTCCTGCTGCTTCCATTTTTCTATCACCCATTACTTCTTCCCCATAATTTTCATTGCTTGTCCTGCTCCTTTAATACCAAAAGATGCACTTATGGCTATAAACAAAAGATACTGATACCACTCAGGTAGTGTATTTAATACTTCAAAGCCTATTCTTACATATTCTGTCATGCTAGGTACAAACACAAGTATAGCAGGTAATAATAAAACAATCAAGGCAAATTCGTCTTTCCAACTTCCATCTGTTGCATCTGCCATTGTCTTTTCCCATTCTACTTCACCTGTAGCAACTTTCTCTGCAACAACTGCTTTAGCTCTAGCCTGTGCTACTTTAGCTTTACCATCTGCTTTAACCTTTTCAACTTTGCTGTCCATCCATGAACTAGCTAAATTTGCTATAGGTCCTATGAGTGCTGTAAACATTATTAGCTCCTATTAAATCGTGAGTCTATCCAACACTTACCGTAGTACAAGATAAATAACCATACTGTAAATAGAACTCCTTCAACGTAACTAAGTTCATTCCATGCATCTAGTATCATGTTGTCCATTATAATCTCCTCTTACCTTCTTTTTTTTGGTTTTCTCTTAGAGCTTTCACGTGCTTGTTGAATAGATAGTTTCCTAGCTTTAATATTGGCTTCGCTAACTTGAGATACAATTCGTCTTTTCTCATCTGAATCTAGCCGTTTTTGAAGCAATCTTTTTGGGTTGTTTAGCCACTTGTCTACCTGCTCTACTTGCTTTGCGTTTAGCAGCCGAAGTGGCGGCATACTCTTTGTTAGAAAGAGCCTTAATTGCTTTTTCAGGTAGATAACGTTCACCGGTAGCCTTTGACCCTTGTGTACTAGGTTTACCACTCTTAGTTCTCCACTTTTGCCTTGTCCAATTTGCTAGTGATTTCTGTGGTGCTTTCATATGCTTCCTTAATCTCTTCCATTGTTCTGTTGCATCCTATGCAGACATTCTCTTGCAATGTACAAATGCCTACACATGGTGTTATAATCTACCTGTCCACTTAGCTACTGCCCAAGCAGCTAGTCCTGCAAAGAATACTATGATAATAAAGCCAAAACCATATCCTACGTATTCCATTATTTCTTCTTGACGTTTAGCTG